GGCAAGGTCGTTATAGGTCTCGCCTTGCAGGCGGGCGAGCTGTCGCGGGTAAATGCGGGCGTTTTCTTCGCGATACAGGTCGGCGATGGCCTCACCGATACGAGCGAGGCGTTCCAGGTTCAGTGCTGATGGAGTGCTTTTATCGGTGGGGGCAGCGGTATCAGGACGCATTGGGCCTTCACCGGTAGCCAGCCATTCGATCCGGACGCCAGCACCGCGGGCAATAGCGATAACTTTATCTACGCCTGGTACCGAACCATTCAGATATTGCCTAAGAGATCCCTCAGGGATATCCCATTTTAATGCGCACCCACGAATGCTTTCAGAGCCTATGAGCACTCTAATGCGCGACGCTAAATCATTATTGTGCGCGTCACTGTTCATAGCACGGACCCTGACTTAGCGGTCGCCACCATGAAATACTCGTCAGAGTTATTTATTTTCAACGAACTAGATGCAAGCAAGGCTGAGCGACTCACAGCGTAAACACTGACGCGCATTTTGATGTTGACGATGCGTATAATGCCGCGCATTATCTGTCTCGTTCGTACCAATTGACCATCAGAAAAACCGGCCTGGCGGGGCCGGTGGCGAGAAGGAAGCGAGATGACCAAAGGCTGGCATCGGGCCGATATCAAGGCGGCAATCTCCAAGAAGGGCAAGACGCTTGCGCAGCTATCCCTTGAGAATGGCCTTGAGAACTGGGCCTGTCGTCATGCCCTTGCGAAACGTCACATCCCCGGAGAAAAGGCGATAGCCGCATGTATCGGCGTGCCTGTCTGGGATCTGTGGCCGCATCGCTGGCAGGAACCCCACCATAACGGTGGCGAGCCGGTGCGGATTGATCACCGCTTCCGCACCAAATATCGCCGACCTGCCCCGCCGAGTCACGGTTTAAAAGTGGAGGCAGCCTAGACATGGCGATGGAACATGTTGGATCGGCCACGTTGCCCGTGGCTGACATTATCCTGAGTGATCGTTTGCGGCAGGTCGATGAGGCGCATGCCGCCTTGCTGGCCGAGAACATGCGGCAGACCGGATGCCTGCGGACCCCGATTGAGGTCCGTCAGATCAAAACCAAAACATCCCTTACCCATACCCTGATTGCCGGAGCACACCGTATCCGGGCGGCGCAACTGCTTGGCTGGGTCGAGATCGAGGCGGAAATCTACCAAGGGTCTGACGATGAGGCCCGGCTGTGGGAGATCGACGAAAACCTGATCCGTCATGAACTGAACCCGTTGGACCGGGCGGTCTTCCTTGCCGAGCGGAAGCAGGTTTACGAGCGGATGCACCCCGATACGGCTGGTGGTGTGGCGGGTGGGAAAGCCCGGCAAGGATCAGCAACGGACATCATGTCCTTTGCTAAGGACACGGCAGAGCGGGTTGGCCTGACCGATCGCAGCATCCGGCGCGCGGTATTCATTGCGCAGAAATTGTCCCCCGATGTCCGGGCATTGCTGCCGGGAATGGCATGCGCACAGAAGCAATCGGAATTGCTGGCGCTGGCCAAACTGGGACACAGCGACCAGCGGCAAGTGCTGGACCTGTTGCGTGACCCTGAGGCGAAGGTCAAAGGGGTTGGGGCGGCGCTTGATTTGCTGAAGGGCGTCAAGGACGACGCAGGACAGGTGGACAAGGGCTTTACCGATCTGGTCACCAAATGGGGGCGGGCGACGCCTCAGGATCGGGCGGCATTCCTGCGTCATCTGTGGGCGCATCAGAGCGATGACACCCTGCGCCGGTTTGTCATGGGGTTAGGGCAAGAGGAGGCCGCGTGATGATGCTGTCTCTTGAAAAAAGTTTCCCCCGCCGAAACGGGGGAAAGCTGGCCGACCGTCACTGTCACCGCCATGTCGGTGATGGTCGGTCGGCCCCGGGGCAGGAGGTGGGATGATGGCGCGTAGGCGTGACACTCAAACCTATGACCTGCTGGCGTGGGAGCCGCCGCAACCGGCAAAGGCATTTGCGCCGGAAAAGGTGCGGGCGGCATCGTTGCGGTCGATGGTTTGCCGGGCACTGGCTGCGGCCATGAAGGAATGCGGCAAGGATCGCGAGCGGGTGGCGACGGATATCACCGACTTTCTGGGGGAGCCGTGCGCCAAGTCGATGCTGGATGCCTATGCATCCGAAGCCCGCGAAGAGCACAGCATTCCTCTGGTGCGGTTCCTTGGGGTGGTTCATGCGACCGGCGATATCCGGCTATTGCAGGTGCTGGCGAACCAGTTCGGCTGGGCTGTGGTCCCGGCCAAGTACCTGCCTGCGATTGAGGAGGCGATCATTGCCGACAAGATCGAGGAACTGCAACAGCGCCGCGTGATGGCCCGCAAGACGTGGAAAGGGGCTTGAGCATGGATGGTGTGAAGGAATGGTTCTCGGCGGCTGAGATTGCCGTGTTGCAGATATCGGGGTGGCCAGAAACGGAAAGCGGTCTTATCCGGCATGCCAAAAGAAACGGGTGGCAGAGACCAGATCGTGAGTGGAAAGACACAAGCAATCCCGGCGGAATTTGGCGAAAACGGCAGGGCAACGGCGGTGGGGTGGAATACCACTATTCCCTGCTGCCCTCGACGGTGCAGGCAAAGATGCTGCTGGACGCCACACCGGCACCGCCTGAGCAGTCGAAAGATGCGGCCAAACGCAGCCTGGGGGCGGCGGATATGTGGTCGTGGTTTGATCGCCAGACCGGCAAGACCAAGGACAAGGCTCAGGAACGCCTGACCATTTTGTCTCTGGTCGAGGCTCTGGTCATCAATGGCCGAACCAAAGAGGTGGCGGTTGCCCTGATCGCCGCTGAAAAGGGGGTCGCCAAGTCGTCAATCTGGGGCTGGTACAAGAAAGTCGCCGGGCAGGACCGCTGTGACTGGTTGCCGTTTCTGGCCGACCAGTATGCCGGGCGGCAGGCCTCTGCCGAATTTACCGACGAGGCATGGGAGGCGTTCAAGGCCGACTATCTGCGCCCGTCCGAACGGCCCTTAAGCGCCTGTTACAGGGACCTCAAGCTGATGGCAAAGACAAACGGCTGGAGCATCCCCAGCGAGAAATCTGTGGCGCGGCGGATCGAAAAAGAGATCCACCCGGCGGTCCTGACGCTGGCCCGCAAGGGACCGGATGCCCTGAAGCGGATGTACCCGGCCCAGGAGCGTGACCGCAGTTGTTTCCATGCGCTGGAAGCAATCAACGGTGACGGCCATGTGTGGGATGTGCGGGTGCAGTGGGACGACGGAACCATCGGCCGCCCGATGATGGTCGGGTTCCAGGATTTGTATTCCAACAAGCTGCTGTCGTGGCGGGTGGACAAGACAGAGAACCGGGAGGTGATCCGCCTTGCTTTGGGGGATGTGGTCGAACAGTTCGGCATCCCTGACATGGTGTGGTTCGATAACACTCGGGCGTTTGCCAACAAGATGATTACCGGTGGGGCATCGCATCGGCACCGCTGGAAGGTGCGGGATGATGACCCGATGGGGATTTGCGAGACGCTGGGGATGCAGGTGCGGTTTACCCTGCCGTATAGCGGCCAGTCGAAACCAATCGAGCGTGCCTGGCGTGATCTGGCGCAGGATATCGCCAGGATCGCTGCCTTTGACGGTGCCTATACCGGCAATAGTACGACCAACAAGCCATCGAACTATGGCGAGCGGGCGATCCCGATTGATGAGTTCCTGGCTGTGATCTCGGTTGAAATCACCAAGTGGAACGCCCGCCAGGGGCGACGGACCAAAATCGCGCAGGGGCGGTCGTTCGATCAGGTGTTTAACGAGAGTTATGCCAAGGCTGACAGCGAAGGCCTGATCCGTCGGGCAACGCCAGAGCAGGCGCAACTGTGGTTGCTGACCGCTGAAGGGGTCACGGCATCCAGCAAGGACGGCTCGCTGTCGATCCTGAACAACCGGTTCTGGTCAGAATTCCTCGTCGCCCATCGTGGCGAAAAGGTGGTGGTGCGCTATGACCCGCAAAATGTGTGGTCCGGGCTGCACGTCTATGCTCTGGCGGGGCCGTATCTGGGCTTTGCCGAGGTCTGGGACGCGGCAGGCTTTGCCGATGCCGAGAAGGCCCGCACCCATGCCCGGGCGCGCCGCGAATGGCTGAAGGCGGTAGCCGCTCAGGAAAAAGCCCAGAAGACGATGACAGCGGCACAGCTTGCCACATTGGCCCCAGAGGTTACGCCGGACCCCTTGCCGACACAGACCGTGGTTCACCGGGCGGTCTTTGGCAATGCGGCGCTGAAGCCGCAGGTGCGCGAAGAGGTGGAGATGATGGACGATGATGCCTTTGGCGCAGCTCTGGCGTCGGGGGTGCAAGCCCTGAGGCTGGTCAAAGAATAAGGGCATGACGGAGGTGACCATCATGCCCTTCGGGCGCTCGAGGCGCTCAGCTCAACCTAATGAGTAAGGAGACTGTACATGAACGCAGACACCATGCAAACGACTTTTTCCGGCGAAGATCAGGAAATCTTGCGCGCCGAAGCCCGGCAGGTGATGGGCGAGCGGGAATTGTCCATCGCCGCCGCCAGCAAGGAGGCCGGAATTGGCTATTCAACGCTGAGCGCCTGGATGAATGGCAGCTATGGCGGGAGCAACGACCGGGTGGCGGCAGATGTGCAGCGCTGGCTGCGCAGTCTGGCTGAAAAGAAGAAGGCGGCAGCAAAGATTGCCAGCTCGCCCGGATTTCAGGAAACGCCGACCGCTGTCGAATTCCTGAGTGCATTTCAGTACGCCCAGATCGCGGTGGATTTCACGGTGGTCGTCGGCGGGCCGGGGGTGGGCAAGACCACGGCCCTGCATCGCTATCAACAGACCACGCCGAATGTGTGGATGGTAACGATGGAGCCGACAACGGCGAGGCCGAATCCGATGCTGCAGGAAATCTGCGCGGTGATGGAGGTCGAAGAGCGCGGCGCGGCCAAGCTGTCGCGGGCGATCGGCAAGTTCGTGGCGGGCAAGAACGGTCTGCTGGCCATTGACGAGGGACAGCATCTGACCTCCGAGGCGCTCGACCAGTTGCGGTCGCTGCATGATCGCTATGGGCTGGGCATTGTGGTGTGCGGTAACGAAAAGATCATCGCCCGCCTGGAAGGCCAGAAGGCCAGCTTTGCGCAGCTTTACAGCCGCGTCGGGGTGCGGATGAAGCGACCCAAGCCGCGCCTGGGGGATATCTCGACCCTGATCGAGGCCTGGGGGGTGACTGCTCCGGACGAGGTCAAGTTGCTGAAAGGCATCGGCAGCAAACCGGGCGGTCTGCGCAGCTTGGACAAGTGCATGCGGCTGGCCTCGACACTGGCGAGCGGGGCGAGGGAAGAGCGTGGCATGGCCCACATCCGCACCGCTTGGGATCGCCTCGCGCCGGAAGGAGGCAACCATGCTGAGTAACGATCTGCGCGATTTCGCCGCCTGCATGGAAGGATGGGAAGACAGCGGCGTTGAACTGGGCCCGGTGGCGGTGCGTGTCCTGCGGGCGCAGATCACGGCCTATGCGGCGGCGGCCGAATGTCTGGAGCAACAGGCTATCCCCCAGCACCAGCGGGGCGATCTGCCCCCCGAGGTGGCTCGGCTGGACGTGGAGCGGGCCAGCCGTCGCCGGGGTCGGCCCGGCGGTGCCCCATGAGGTGGCTGCTCTGGCTGTGGCGGCTGTGGCCACGTCCCCACCACCCCCGGCACCACGCGATATCACCGGCAGCCTTCGGGCTGGCATCGACCCTTTCCCAACCGAAAAAACCGAGGATAGACCATGACTGACCAACAGATGTACATGACCGATACCAAGGGCCGTCTGGTCCCCATCGCAGCGGTCAAGCCGCTCGACAAGCTGCGGGATGGTCTGGTTGCCGGGATGATGGGACGGGCACAGGGCCTGCGCGATGACCTTGCGGCGTTCAAGGCCGACGTGATGGCCGAGATCACCGCCTTCGTCCAGCTTGCTGCCGGGGAATACGAGGTCCAGCTGGGCGGGATCAAAGGCAACCTGACCCTGCGCAGCTATGACGGCCTGCGGGAAATCCGCGTGCAGGTGGCGGACCGGCTGGTGTTCGACGAGCGACTGAAGGTGGCCGAGCAACTGGTCGGTCAGTGCCTGGCGGACTGGTCTGCCGATGCCCGTCCCGAGCTGAAGGTGATCGTGGACCGGGCCTTCAAGACCGACAAGGACGGCAACGTGAACACGGCCGCCGTGCTGGACCTGCGCCGACTGGAGATCAACGACGCCCGCTGGAAAAAGGCGATGGAGGCCATTGCCGACGCGCTGACCGTGACCGGTACCAAAAGCTATGTGCGGTTTTACGAGCGCACGGCCCCCGATGCTCCGATGAAGGCGGTCAGCCTTGATCTGGCTGCGCTGTAGGGAGGGGAGTGAAATGTATACCTCCAACGACCTTGCACGGGGTTTTATGCGCAGCAAGCCCCAGCCCACACGCGCAGAAGCCCTGCAGTTCTCCTGCCAAGTGATGACGAATCGCGAGCACAGACTTTTTTATGGGGTCGCTGACACCCTCGACTGTGAAAGCGCCCTTGCCGCCTTGAAGGATCGGGCGATGGACCTGTCCGAATACATGGCGATAGCGATGCTGGAATACGCCATGGAAGGAGATGCAATCGGGAGTGCGGGTAATGAGTGAACCAGTGACCCACGAGGAACAGGACGTCCGCCTTGCCATGGGCCTGCTGTATCGCGCTGTGCGAGCCATGGCTGAAGCCTACCCGTATCTACCCCCCACCGCGATCAGCGTTGCCCTGATCAATGTCGGCGCCCAGCACAGTATCAGTCACCAGCAATCGACAATCGTGGCGGACTATCTCCACCGCGTAGCGAAACAGGTAACACGCGGGCGGGTCACGCACTTTACCGGGGGTGATGATGTCCGACACTGACACCCCCATTGATCCGGCCCATCCCGACGCGACGCCCCGGTCCAAACCGGTTATTGATCTCGGAGAATGGCGGATTGCCTATGGCCATCCGCGCTACCCGGAAAAGATCTGCAAGCACCGAAGCCTGGTGTACAGCACCGAAGAACGGCGGGTGTGGTGCGAAGACTGTCAGCGCACGGTGGATAACTTCGACGCCTTCATGGTGCTGGCGAATGTCCATCATGACATGGTGAACACGCTGAAGCGGAAGATGCAGAAGGCTGACGAAATCCAAAAAGCCTGGCTCCACCGCAAAGCCGCCAAGGAGCTGGATCAGACATGGGGGCGAAAGATGGCTGTCGCCTGTCCCCATTGCGGGCGGGGCTTGCTGGCAGAGGATTTTGCCGGTGGTGGTGGTACCCGAACCTCCCGCGACATTGAGCTGGCCCGGCGTAAAAGAGAGAAAGGGGAGAAACATGATGGCAAGTTCTGACATTGACCTGCAAGACCTCTCGAAGGCTGAACTGATTGCGCTGATCCAGCGCAACATCCCCTTTTTCAGAGCGACGCATGTGCTAGAGGTCCGGATCAATACGCTCGATAGGAAGGCCACGGCAGCGTTTGATGCGTATGTCTGTGCATCCCAACGCAGTCGCGATGCTGCACAGCCGTTCCAGCAGGCATTGGCTGCATTTCTCTCTGAAAGATCTCCGGCTGCACTCGAAACTGTAACGAAAAAAGAGCTCGAATGGGATGCCGCCCGCACTGAGGCGAACAAACACTATGCCCGGTACGAGCGACTGGAAAATGCCGCCCACCAGTTGCGGACCAAACTCAGCACCCTCTGACAGAAGGTTTATCCCGATGACACCTGACCGACGCGCCATGCTGGCAAAGGTCCACATCGCCAAGAAAGCCCTGTCTCTGGACGAGGAAACCTACCGGGCGGTGATCAGTCGCATGAGCAAGGGGAAGGCCACCAGCGCCAGTACTCTGTCTGACACCGGCTTGAACGACCTTTTACAGGAGTTCAAGCGGCTGGGCTGGCAAGCCCAAAAAGCCGCCCCCCGCACGGCGGCGAAAGACCCGCTGGCGGGCAAGGTCCGTGCCCTGTGGATTGCGCTGGCCGAGGCGGGGGTGGTGCGGGATCGGTCCGAGGCCGCCTTGCGCGGATATGTCCAGCGGATGACCGGCACCAGCGATCTGCGCTTTTGCGACGCCGGTCAAAAAGGCCGACTGATTGAAAGCCTGAAGCAATGGGCCGCCCGTGCAGGGGGTGGCACGCCATGACCCTGCTCCCCGGCATATTGGCAGAGATTGCCGAGTGCGTCGGCACCGACGCCGCGCTGGCTCTGGCCCGTATCGCCGGGGGGCGGGCTGTCTACATCCCTGCGCCTCACAACTTGACAAGCAGGCACTGGCTGGTCAAGGCTCTGGGGATGGCGCAAGCCGTTGCCGTCGCGACCATCTTCGGCGGCGGTGAAATCCGGGTACCGCTGGGGCCGACCGGCTCGCAGGCCAGCCAGCGGGCGATGATCGACAGCCTGATTGCTCAGGGGCTGTCGACCTCGCAGGTTGCCAGCCGGGCCGGGGTGACCGAGCGCACCGTCGAGCGCCGCCGGGCGGCCTTGCGCGATGCCGCCAATGACAATCAGCTGAGCCTGTTCTGATCCTGCCCCCGACAGGTGTCGGGTTTATGGAAAAAAGCCTCCGTTGCTACCGTCACGGAAACGGTAACGGAGCGCCCGATGACCCTCATCGCCCCCCCTGATTCTCTTTTCCGGCAAGCCCATGACTTTTTGCTGGCCCACGAAGGCGGCTATGTCGCCGATCCCCGCGACCCCGGCGGCGCGACCAATCATGGCGTCTCGCTGGCGTGGTTGCGCAAGGCGGGCCTGCTGGATATCGACCATGATGGCCATCCCGATGGCGATATCGATCTGGATGGCGACATTGACCCCGACGACATCCGCGTCCTGCAGCGCGACGATACGGCCCGGCTGTACCGCCATCACTGGTGGGACCGCTACAGCTATGGGGTGTTGCCGCCGGTGATCGCGATCAAGGTGTTTGATCTGGCGGTCAACATGGGGGCACCGCAGGCACACCGCCTGTTGCAGCGCGCCTGCACCGCCTGTGGTCAGCCGGTCAACGAGGACGGGGTGCTGGGCCCCCAGACCCGCACTGCCGTGTGGGCGGTGCGCGATGATCGGCTGCTGACCGCCCTGTGTGAGCAGGCCGAATCGTTCTACCGCCGTCTGGTCGAAGCCTCCCCGGCGCGCGAGGTGTTCCTGAAGGGCTGGCTTCGGCGGGCCAAGGCTCGTCCGGTTGTGGTGGAGGGTCGGTGATGGACCCGATTTCTGCCGCCCTTGGCGTGGCCTCGCTGGCCGCCCCCTACATTGGCAAGTGGCTGTTCGGGGATGACGGCGAAAAGGTCGCCCAGCAGGTGGTGGCGGTCGCGCAAAAGGTGACCGCCACCGACAGCCCCGCCGCCGCCCAGCAGGCGCTGCAAGCCAATCCGGAGCTGGTGGCCCAGCTGCAAATGCAGCTTGCCACCCTGAATGCCGACCTCGAACGGGCATACCTGCAGGATCGCCAAAGCGCCCGCCAACGGGATGTCGAGCTGGCCAGATCGGGGCGCAGCAACGTCCGCGCTGACCTGATGGTGGCGGGGGTGACGCTCGGGCTGATCGCCTGCATCGGGGTGCTGGCGTTCTACCGGTCTCAAGTCCCCGGCGAGGTGGTCGGTATTCTCTCCACCGTGGCGGGGATTTTCGGGGCCTGCCTGAAAGACGCCTTTGCCTTCGAGTTCGGCAGTAGCCGGTCCTCAAAGGAAAAGGACGCCCTGATTGCCCAGAGCATCGGGGGTGGCCGTGGCTGACAGCATCGACAGCGCCCAGATGGCCGACCAGACCCACCGCGAGGCTCTGCTGTCCCGCCGCAAGCGCAGGCGCTCGCTGGCAGGGAGCAGCCCGGCCCGCTGCACCGGCTGCGGTGATGCCATCCCGCCAGAGCGGCGGCAGGCGGTCCCCGGCACGCCCCTGTGCGCCGACTGTGCCACCGACCACGAGCGCCGGGCACGCCAGCAGCGGCGATAGGGGGGGACCATGGATTTCGCACTGAGCGACATCACGGATGCGGCTGGCCCGCTGACCGCACTGGCCGGTCTGGTGGCAACGGCCATCCTGTGGCGTCTCAAGGGCGAGTTTGCCAGCAAGGCCGACTTGCAGGAGACGCGGGATCGCCTGGATACGGTGGAGGCCGAACTTGAACGGGTCTGTACGCGCCTCGAAATGCTGCCCGACCACGAAGACCTGTCGGACGTGCGCGAGCGGCTGGCGTCGATGGAAGGCGCGATCAAGGTCGCCTCGGAACAGGTCGAGGGCTTGCGGCAGGTGATGGTCCGCCTTGAACGCCCGTTGAACCAGTTGATTGACCACCACATGAACCGGGGGCGGGGATGAGCTTTGAAAAGGATTGGGTTGCCTCGCGTCGCCTGTTCATTTTGCGCCTGCTGGTCGAGGTCGGTTTCGAGGCCAACGAAGGGGTGATCTACAGGGCCACCGAACGCGGCGGTTTTGCGCGGGATACCCGCGATGACCTGCGGCAGGATCTGGACCATCTGGTCAGGACCGGCTGCCTGACCCAGACGTGGCTGAATGGCTCGCTGCGGGTGGTGAAACTGACCGAACGCGGCGAAGACGCCGCCCATGGGCGGGTGGCTGTTGAGGGGGTCGAGCGTACCCGCTGGGACCGTTAAGATGGCCCGCCCGTCGAAAATCGACCGCCTGCCGCCTGCGGTGCGGGAAGAAATTGGCCGCCTGCGCCGGGATGGCCTGACCATTGACGACATCCTCGCCCGTTTGCGCGGGATGGTGCCGGACAGCCAGCAGCCCTCACGGGCCGGGCTGGGGCGGCACATCCAGAAGGTCGATGTGCTGGCCGGGCGGATCAAGGCCGCCGAAGCGATGGCCGACCGTTTGATGGGCGATATGGGCAATGGTACCGAAGTAAAACTGGCACGGATGAACGCGCTCATGCTCAGCAACGCTCTCTTTGACCTGCAATCGGCGGTCGAAGAGGGCGAGGCCGTGGCCTTGGAACCAAAGGACGCGAAGGTCCTTTCCGAGGTCCTGCGCAACGTGGCAATGGCGCAAAAGGCCAACGCCGACTACGTGCAAAAGGCCAATGAAATCCGTGCAGAAGAACGCCTTGTCCTGGAGGCCGAGATGAAAGCGAAGCTGGACGCCATGCCCACCAGGAAAGGCGTCACGCCCGAAACCCTGGCCGAAATCCGCGCCGCCCTCGGCATCATTTAAAGGGGGCATGAATGGGCAATGCCAGGATCATCCCCGCCGACCCGGACGCCATTTTCCTGCCCTTTCAGGGCCGCTGGATCAAGGACAGAAGCCGCCTTAAGGCAATGGAAAAGAGCCGTCAGATTGGCCTGTCGTGGTCAACCGCCTATGCCTGCGTCGAGCGGACGGCACAGGCGGGGCAGAAATGGGACCAGTGGGTATCCTCGCGTGACGAGATGCAGGCCCGGCTGTTCATTGAGGATTGCAAGCTGTGGGCCGGGGTGATGAACCTTGCCGCGCAGGATCTGGGCGAGGTGGTACTGGATCAAAAGACCGGCCAGACCGCGCATGTCCTGAAGTTCGCCAACGGACGGCGCATCCATTCGATGTCGTCGAACCCTGATGCGCAGGCAGGCAAGCGCGGTGGCCGCGTGCTCGATGAGTTCGCCCTACACCCTGACCCGCGCAAGCTGTGGGCCATCGCCTATCCGGGGATCACCTGGGGCGGGTCGATGGAAATCATCTCCACCCATCGCGGCAGCGGCAACTTCTTCAACGAGCTGATCCGCGAATGCCGCGAAAACGGCAACCCCAAGGGGATCAGCCTGCACCGGGTGACGTTGCAGGATGCCCTTGATCAAGGCTTCCTGTTCAAGCTGCAACAGATGTTGCCCGCCGACGACGAGCGACAGGCGATGGACGAAGCCGCCTATTACGACTTCATCCGCGCCGGGTGTGCCGACGAGGAAAGCTTTCAGCAGGAATACGAGTGCAACCCTGCCGACGATAATGCCGCCTTTCTGGAATACGACCTGATCGCCTCGGCGGAATATGCCGCTGCCGACCGCTGGCAAGAGCCGCAAGGAGGCCGTCTGTTTGCCGGGGTGGACATTGGCCGCAAGAAAGACCTGACTGTCCTGTGGGTGGTCGAACTGCTGGGCGACGTCCTTTATACCCGTCATGTCGAGTGCATGGAAAAAATGCGCAAATCGGCGCAAGAGGCACTCCTTTACCCGTGGTTTGAGCGCTGCGAGCGGGTGGCCATCGACGCCACCGGGCTGGGCATTGGCTGGGTTGATGATGCCCAGGACAAATACGGCGGGCACCGCGTGGAAGGGGTGACCTTTACCCCGGTGACCAAGCAGGCGCTGGCCTATCCGGTGCGGTCGAAAATGGAAGACCGCCGCATCCGCATCCCCCATGACAAACACATCCGGGCTGACCTGCGGCAGGTGCAAAAACAGACCACGGCGGCAGGCACGGTGCGCTTCACCGCCGAGCGCACCCCCGACGGTCACGCTGACCGCTTCTGGGCGCTGGCGCTGGCGATCCACGCCGCCAGCCAGCCGGTCCAGGACTACGACTACACCAGTGCCAGGGCTGAAGCCCGGCAGGATAACCCCCATTACAACGACGATCCCGACGCCGACACCAGCGGCGGACGGGGCTGGCAGCGCGGAGCATGGTAATGGCCCTCCTCGATCAATACGGCAATCCCATCCGGCGCGAGGCGTTGCGCGGGGAGCACGGCGGCCCGACCGTGACCGGCGTGCGGTCGATCCTGTCCGATCACCCGGCGCAGGGGCTGACCCCGCACCGGCTGGCCCGGTTGCTGCGGGCGGCCGAGAGCGGCGATGCGGTGGCCTATCTGGAACTGGCCGAGGAGATGGAGGAAAAAGACCTCCATTACCGCTCGGTGCTGTCCACCCGCAAGATGCAGGTGGCCTGTTTGCCGGTGACGGTCGAGGCGGCGGGGGATGATGCCCAGTCGGTGGCCGATGCCGATCTGATCCGCACCTGGCTGGCCCGCGATACCTTGGCGCTGGAGCTGTATGATATCCTTGATGCGGTCGGCAAAGGCTTCTCGGCAACCGAAATCCTGTGGGACACCGCCGATGGTCTGTGGCTGCCCGCCCGGCTGGAATGGCGCGATCCTCGGTGGTTTGAATTCGACCGCGTTGACGGGCGCACCCTGCGCCTGCGCGGGCTGGGGGCAGGCGAAGACCTCGCCCCGTGGAAATGGATCCTGCACAACCATCAAACCAAGTCCGGCCTGCCGATTCGCGGCGGTCTGGCCCGTGCTGTGGCGTGGAGCTACCTGTTCAAAAACTACGACATCAAAAGCTGGGTCTCGTTCCTGGATGGCTTTGGCCAGCCGCTGCGCGTGGGCCGCTTTGGCCCCGGTGCCACCGCAGAGCAAAAGGACATCCTGCTGACGGCGGTGCGCAATATTGCCGCCGATGCCGCCGCCATCATCCCGGAAGGGATGGCCATTGACTTCATTGAGGCCAGGATCAGCGGCAACCTCGACCTGTTCGAGCGCATGGCGGCATGGCTGGATCGGCAAACCTCGAAAGCGGTGCTGGGCCAGACCGGCACCACCGACACCGGCCAGCATGTCGGCACCGCCAATGCCCACGAGAACGTCCGTGACGACATCGAAGCCTGGGACGCCATGCAACTGGCGGCAACGCTGAACCGCGATTTGATCAGGCCGGTCATCGACCTGAACCGGGGCCCACGCAAAAAGTATCCCCGGCTGGTGATCCGGCGAGCGGACAGCGAAGACACCGCCGGACTGGTGACGATGGTGGCAACGCTGGTGGATCGCGGCTTGCAGGTCGAACAATCGGTGCTGCGCGACCGGCTGGGGCTGCCGGACCCGGACAAAGGCGCGATGCTGCTGCATCCGCTGGGGGCTGCGCCGATGGCCCAAAAGGCGGCGCAGACATCGTTGGTCGCTGCCCACGCCCAGCAGGACCAGCAGGCACCCGACCCCATCGACACACTGATTGCCGACGAACTGGCCGAGTGGGAACCGCTGGTCGATCCCTTGCTGGCCCCGCTGCGGGCGTTGCTGGAGGACTGCGCCACGCTGGAAGAATTCCAGCGCCGCCTGCCCGAGCTGGTCGCCCGGCAAGATGCCACCGCGCTGGCCGAACCGCTGGCACAGGCCCTGTTCGCCGCCCGCCTGAGTGGGGAAACCGCCGATGGCTGAGATTGACGCGCTCAAGGCCGTGCCGCCCGAGGACGCGCTGGCCTATTTCAAGGCCAAGGGCTTTGCCCTCACTCCCTCAGTAGCGTGGCAGGACCTGTGGCAGGAGGCCCACGCCACCGCCTTTACCGTTGCCCGCTCGGCGGGCTTTGACATTCTGGCCGATGTGCATGGAGCCTTGCAAAAGGCACTGGCCGAGGGCCAGACCCTGGCGCAGTTCAAGCAAGCCCTGACCCCGCTGCTGCAAGCGAAAGGTTGGTGGGGGCAGGATGCCGATGGCGCGCAGCTTGGATCACCGCGTCGGCTGAAGACCATCTATGACACTAACCTGCGCATCGCCCGCGCCGCTGGCCGCTGGTCGCAAATCCAGCGCCACAAGGCCCGGCGACCATGGTTGCGCTATGTGGCGATTGCCGATGGCCGCACCCGCCCCGATCACCTGCGCTGGCACGGGCTGGTGCTGCCGGTCGATGATCCGTTCTGGCAGACCCATTACCCGCCCAACGGCTGGGGCTGCCGGTGCTCGACCACGCAACTGAGCGACCGCGACCTTGCCCGCTATGGCTATCAGGTCAGCCCCTCGCCGGAGATCGAGACGCGTCCATGGACCAATCCGCGCACCGGCGAAGTAGTCGATGTGCCCAAGGGCATCGACCCCGGCTGGGGCTATAACGTCGGAACGGCGTCACTGGATGGTCATGCCGCCCGCGCGCTGAACATCAAGCTGAGTGCCGCCCCGTCTGATCTGGCGGCGGCAGCCAGTGCCGAATTCGTGGTGCCCGCCACCGAAAAGCAGGTGGGCGACACGTCTTCCCGCCGCCAGACCCTGATCGGAAGGGTAAAGTGATCGTGGAGTTCAATCGCTCTGTGAAGGTTGCCAGTCAGGGCGTCTACGAACTCATTGATGGTCGTTTGTGATGGGGAATGGTGATTGATGGGAGGGCGTCACTTCCTCGTCCGACGCTGCTTGCGCAACCCCGTGCCGGCAAAACGTCATTTCCGGTCGTCTCACCGATCACCTGAGATCAATCCTATCCCCCTTTTTGCTCGCCCTCAAGTCCGGGCCTCGCCTGCGGGCCTCGCATTGGGTTTAAGAGGCCGGTAAAAGGCGCTAAAAGGGGGCTGTGTGCGTCGCTCGACCGATCCTGACCGTGAGGGCGTTTCCGTTCTCTCTCGATCACTCCAAACGCCCTCACGTCTTGTGTTTCAGCAAATACGTCGTCGCAGATGTGTCCATCTGCTCGGGATTTGCTCTGGCGCCGCCGTTAAAGGGGCTTTAAACGGGGGCCGGTCTGCGGGATGCTGGTCCGGCCCCATCCGCCCCGCCGGGTTCGGCCCGCCGCATGGGTGCCCTGATTTCCGCGATATCCGCCCCCTCGCCCCTTCGCCCCTTCGCCACCATCCCCCCGACCGGGGTCGGGCTTATGGGACCGCTCCGTGCCGCTTACAGTGCCCTCATCACGACGGAGAGGGACGCAGTGAGCACCACCCCCACCACACAGCAGACATCCTGCCACACCATCGACCTGACCCCAGAGCAGGGGCGCGCCCCGGAGTGGGTGCATCTGCTGCCGCTGGGGGTTTTCCGGGGCCGTGATGGCCGGGGCCCGTACCGGGTTGCCGACACGGCTGCCGCGACGGCGGTGCTGACCGCCACGCAAGCCCACCTTGCCGGGGCCGCGATGGTGCTGGACTACAACCATCAGGCCTGGCTGGCGGCCCGCACTGGCGGCCCGGCCCCGGCGGCGGGGTGGGTGCGCGAGCTTGCCGTCCGTGACGATGGCCTGTGGGGCCGTATCGACTGGCTACCCGAGGCCGATCAGGCCATCGCCAAAAAAGAATATCGCTATCTCTCCCCGGTCTTTGATCACACCCCGCAAGGCGACGTGATCCGCCTGCGCTGTGCCGCCCTGACCAATCTGCCGAACCTTGAACTGACCGCGCTGGCCTCGCAACAGGCCAGCCCTCTGGAGGTGCCCGCGATGCCTGCTGACCCTGTTCCGCCCCCCGCGCCCCCCGCGCCCCCCGCCGTCACCGGAGGCAACGCCGATCCGCTGGCCGCCGTGCGGACGGCCTTTGGCCTGCCTGCCGATGCTGACGGTGCGGCGATTGCCGCACACGCCCAGTCTGTGGCCCAGCTTTTGGCCCAAAAACAGACCCCGCCCCCGGTGACCCCCGACCCGGCGCAGTACGTGCCGATGGCCGCCTTCACCGCCCTCCAGAATCAGGTCGCCGGTGTGCTGGCGCAGACTGCCGCCCACGCTGCCCAGACGGCAATCACCGAGGCCACCGCCGCAGGCAAGTTGCCGCCCGCCCTGACCGGCTGGGCCGCCGACTATGCCGCCAAGGATCTGGCAGGCTTTCAGGCGTGGGTGGCCGCAGCTCCGGTACTGGTGGCGGCCCATGCCCAGAGTGCGGGTGCGGGTGGGTCATCTGCCGCGCCGCCTGCCGGTGCGCCGGTGCTGACCCCGGTGCTGACCGCTGAACAGACCGCCGTCTGTGCCCAGCTGGGCCTGTCTGCCGAAGCCTTCAGCCAGCACATCCAGCAGGAGACCGGCAAGTGACCGCACTGACCTCTGACCGCGACACCCGCGAACGCGACGGCAAAACCTTTCAACACCCGGTCGCCGCCGGGGTGGTGATCTTTGCCGGGGCAGTGGTGGTGCTGACCGCCAGCGGCTTTGCGGCCCCGGCCACCACCGCGACCGGCCTGCGCGGTCTGGGGCGGGCCGGGCGGATGGTTGACAACCGCACCGGGGCCGATGGAGCGGCATCGGTCCTCGTCGAGCGTGGCTGCTTTGGCTGGGCCAACGCCGGGGATGTGACCCGCCAGCACATCGGCAGCCCGGCCCATGCGGTCGATGACCAGACCGTTGCCGCCAGCGACGGCGGCGGCACCCGCTCGGCCATTGGCACCATCGTTGATCTGGACGCCACCGGCGTCTGGGTCGAGTTGTAAGGATACCGCCATGCTCCTCAATCGCGCCAATCTGGACGCCCTGTTCACCGGGTTCAACACCGCTTTCAAGACCGCTTTTGCCGGTGTGGCCAATGCCACCGACTGGCAGCGCGTGGCAATGGATGTGCCATCCACCACCAGCCAGAACCAGTACGGCTGGCTTGGCTCGAATTTCTCGATCCGTGAATGGATCGGCGACCGCCAGATCCAGAATCTGGAAACCCACGATTTCACCATCAAGAACCGGCCGTTTGAAGGAACGGTAGGGGTCAATCGTGACGACATCGAAGACGACACCTACGGGGTGTATGGCCCGTTGATCAGCCTGATGGGCGAAGGTGCCGCCGCGCATCCGAACCTGTTGGTCTTCGAGCTGTTGCGCAAAGGCGAAAGCCAGTCCTGTTTCGATGGCCAGTATTTCTTCGATACCGACCATGCGGGCTACGCCGAAGACGGTTCCGCCGTTTCGGTTTCCAACCATATGGGCGGGACGGGGACACCCTGGTTCGTGCTGTGTACCAAACGGGCGGTGAAACCCGTCGTCTTCCAGCGTCGCCGCGCCTACACCTTCACCCGCATGGATGCCGACACCGATGAGGTCGTCTTTTCCCGCAAGCAAATCCGCTATGGCGTCGATGCCCGCGTCAACGCCGGGTACGGCCTGTGGCAAATGGCGGTCATCTCGCGCCAGCCGCTGACGGCAGACACCTTCGCTGCCGCCCGCGCCGCCATGATCGGCATCCGCAAACCGGACGGCCAACCGGCGGGCTTTGTCCCCGATACCCTGCTGGTTCCGGCGACGCTGGAAGGCAGTGGCCGCAAGGTGGTGATGAGTGACACCAAGCCCAACGGCGAATCGAACGAATGGCGCGGCAGTGCCGAGCTGATGATGTCCCCCTGGCTGTAAGGATCGAACACATGGATGGCATTCGCATCATTGCCAAAAAGGACGGCTTCCGCCGCGCTGGTATCGCCCATCACGGTACACGGGACTATCCGGCCAGCCAGTTCAGCGCGGAACAGCTCGAACAGTTGCGGAGCGAACCGCTGCTGGTGGTCCAGGCCATCGACCTGCCCGAGGATAAACCCGCCGCCGGAAAGACCAACAAATGACCTATGCCAGCACCGCCGACCTGATCCGCCGCTTTGGCGAGGCCGAGATCATCCAGTTGAGCGACCACGAGGTGACCGGTGAAGTCAACGAAGCGGTGGTGGCGGCGGCGCTGGCCGACACCGACGAGCTGATCAACGGCTATGTCGGCGGGCGTTATGCCATCCCGCTGGCACCGGTGCCGCCGCTGGTGGTGATGCTGGCCTGTGATCTGGCGCGCTGGCGCCTGACCCGTGACACGCCGACCGCGACGGTCGAGGCGGGCCACAAGCACGCGATGGCGCTGCTGGAGGACATTTCTCGCGGCAAGGTCACCCTGCACGCCGCTGGCGTCACACCCCCCGAGGCTCCGGCGGCCACAGACAGCGACAGCCCCCGGCTGGTGGGGCCGGGACGGCAGTTCCTTAACGGTGGCTTGAAGGGGTTCTAGAGCATGGTTGCGCTCATCATTGATGCCGAAGATCTCGCCGCCATTGAACAGCGCCTGCGGACGCTGGCGGCGCTGGATGGGCAGCTCTCGCCGTTGATGGAGGAGATTGCCCAGTCGCTGCTGGCCTCGACCGAGCGGCGGTTTGAAGACGAGGTGGCCCCCGACGGCACGCCCTGGGCCGCGACCGAACGGGGCGGCAGCATCCTGCGTGATCAGGGGCACCTCTATCAGTCGCTGACCACCACAGCCGATGGGCATTCCGCGTCAGTAGACAGCAACCTTGCCTATGCCCGCATCCATCAACTCGGCGGCGGAGGGATTGGGGCCAATGGCGACATGCCCGCCCGCCCGTACCTTGGGATCGACAGCGAGGACGAGCGCGAAATCCACGCCCTGATCCGCGATACCATGCTGGGGTTGATCCAATGATTGGGGGAATCGAGCAGGCCATTATCGACCGTCTGCGCAGTGCCTTGCCGCTGCTGGGCTATCCGCTCAAGACGGTGGCGTCTTACGAAAACCAGTTTGACGGCAAGGACGATCTTGCCCGCGCCATTGGTGGTTTGCCAGGGGCATGGGTGGTGTTCACTGGTAGCCAGCGTCCCCAGCCCAAAGGTCAAACGAGTTGGGAGCTTGAGGCTCGCTTTGCGGTGCTGGTCGGGGCGATGAACAAGCGCACCCACGGCGCAGCACGGCGAGGGGATGGGCATACGGTCGGGGCCTATCAAATCGCCGAAGACATCGAACGGTTGCTGATCGGCCAGTCCCTCGGGCTGGAAATCCGCGCCCTGACCCCCTTGGGGATCAAGCCGCTGGCGGCTACCAAGGCGGCCGCAGGACCGGTCTCCATCCTCTCGGTCGAACTGCAAACCGCCTTTGCTTTAACGGCCCTGCCCGATGGTCTGACGGCACCGCTGCCCGGCGGGCCGACCCTGCCGGAGGTGATGGCGCAAGCGGCCGGACTGGGCGACTTCGCCAGCTTTTCCGCCACTTGGGATCCCCCCGTCACCGACCTGATCGAACTGGAGACCGCATGAACACCGACAGCCACATTTTCATCAAGCCTGCCCGTGCTGACCTGATCATCCGCGATCCGGCCAGCGCCAGGCCCCTGCCGGTGGCCGGAGCCTGGAAGCCGCGTTCGGCATGGTGGCTGCGCCGCCTGCGGGACGGGGCGGTGATCGAGGCGACGCCCCCCAAGGCCGCAAAGGAGTAAGCGACGATGGCGATTTCCTTTAACCAGATCAGCGCCTCGCTGCGCACGCCGGGCAGCTATGTCGAGTTCGACAACTCGAAGGCCATTCAGGGCCTCGCGCTGGACATCACCCGCCCGCTGATGCTGGGCCAGATGCTGGCCTCGGGCTCGGCCAGTGCGCTGGTGCCGGTGCGGGTGACCAGTACCCGGCAGGCCGTCAGCCTGTTCGGGCGCGGGTCGATGCTGGCCCAAATGGTCGAGGCGTGGAAGGGGGCCAATGCCGACAGTGACCTGTGGGTGATGCCACTGGCTGACGACAGCGCCGGAGCCAAAGCCAGCGGCACCATCACCGTCAGCGGTACCGCGCAACAGGCGGGAACACTGACGGTGTATATCGGCGGCACCCGCGTACAGGTCGCCGTGGCCGCTGGCGACGGAGCGACCACGGTGGCCGGTGCCATCAGCGAGGCCATCGGCGATGCCCCCGACCTGATCGTGACCGCCAGCGCCAGCGCCGGAGTGGTGACGCTGACCTGCCGCCATGCCGGGCAGGCGTTCAACGATCTGGACCTGCGGCTGAATTTCTACGCGGGCGACAGCGCCCCCGCCGGGCTGTCCATCGCCTTCGCCGCCATGGCCGGGGGCACCGCCAACCCTGACCTGGCTGCCGCGATGGCGGCTTTGGGTGACGTGCAGTATCACCAGATTGTCTGCCCCTATGGCGATGCCGCCAGTCTGGCGCAGGTGGTGGCCGAGATCGCCGACCGCTGGGACGGCATGCGCCAGATCGAAGGTCAGGTGTGGGGCTGTGTGGCAGGCAGTCACAGCAGCCTGTCAACCCTCGGCGCGGGGATGAATTCCGAGGTGATCAGCCTGCTGGGGGTGCAGGGCAGCCCGACCCCGCCATGGGTGATTGCCGCCATCTATGCCGCCACCGCGACGGCGGCGCTGGACAACGACCCGGCCCGCCCGCTGCAAACGCTGGTGCTGGACGGCATGCTGGCCCCCGGCGAGGCCGCCCGCTGGCGGCGGGAAGAGCGCAACCTGTTGCTGTATGACGGCATCAGCACCTTTACCGTTGCCGCCGATGGCAGTTGTGCCATCGAACGCGCCATCACCACGTATCAGGTCAATGGCTCGGGCCTGCCGGATGCGTCGTATCTTGACGTCGAGACGCTGGCCACGCTGGCCGTCCTGCGCCGCACCCTGCGGGCCCGGCTGGCGCAGAAATTCCCCCGCCACAAGCTGGCCAATGACGGCACCAATTTCGGGGCCGGGCAGGCAATTGTCACCCCGTCGATCCTGCGGGCAGAGCTGATTGCGCTGGCCCGCGAGTGGGAAACCCGTGGCTGGGTCGAAAACATCGACGACTTCAAGGCGCAACTGATCGTCGAGCGCAACGCCGATGATCCGAACCGGGTCGATGCGCTGATCCCGCCGGACATCATCAACCAGTTGCGGGTGTTCGCCGGGCAGATCCAGTTTCGTCTTTAAGGCAAACGAACGAAGGAGGCCCTGATGGCCCAGTATTTAGGCCGTGCCACCATCACCTACGACGGCCAGACGCTCGATACCATGCCGGGGGCGAAGATCGCTCTGGGCGGCGTCAAGCGCAAGCCGGTCACCGGCATGTACAAGATCGGATACTCGGAGGAAACGGTGGCCGCCACCGTGGAATGCGAAATCATGGTCGCGGCGGCCACCCCGCTGGAAGACATCCGCCAGATTGCCGGGGCGACGGTGGTGTTCCGCTCGGACGTCGGCAAGGCGTGGATGGTGGCCGATGCCTTCATCGAAGACCCGCTGGATGTCAGTTCCGGCGATGGCGGCAAGGTGAAGGTCAAGCTCACCGGCAACCCCGCCGAACCTGTGTAATCCCTGTGTGATGAAAGGAGCCAGCACCATGGCCGCCCGTCCAACCTGTACCGTCGAGCTGAAGCACCCCTTTGAGCACAACGGGGCCACCCATACCAGCCTGACCCTGCGGTTCCCCACTGTCGGCGACCAGCTTGACGCCATCCGCCCCGACATGACAGCGGCTCAGGCCGAAGTGGCGATGCTGGCCCACCTTGCCGGGGTGTCGCTTGAGGTGCTGCGCGAGGTGTCGTTCGAGGATTACCGCACCCTGCAAACCGTGCTGATAAATTTTCCCCTACCGGGCAATCAGACGGCGGCGGCACCGCTGAACCGCTGACCCCGCACAGCCTGCGCCGGGCGGTGGTCGGGCTGGCCCATCACACCGGCTGGTCGCTGGGTGACCTTCGTGCGCTGACGCTGGCCGAGCTGTTCGACTGGTGCGCCGCCGTCTCCACCCTCCTGTCTGAAGGAGCCGATAGATGAGCCTGAATCTGGTCCTGCGCATCGGGGCAGTGCTCGGTGCGGGCTTTCAGGGGGTGATCGGGGCGGCGATGCGCTCGGTGCAGGGGGTCGAGGCCGCCACCCAGCGCTTGCAAGCCGGGTGGGCCGGGCTGGCCGCCGGGGCGGGGTCGCTGGCCGGGATCGGCAAGACGGTGGTGATGGCCGCCGACCTTGAAAGCCTGCTGAATGATATCCGCATTACCGGCGACATGTCGCAGGCGTCGATGGCCAGCATGGGGGCGACCCTGCGCGACCTGTCCGTGCCGGCTGAAACCAACCAGTCGGTCACCGATCTGGCGCATGCGGTGCAGGATCTGGTGGCGGGCGGGATGGCCCCGGACAAGGCGCTGGCCTCGGTGCGGACCATTGGCCGCACCGCCACCGCCACCAAGGCCGATATCGTCGACCTGTCGAAGACCACCGGGGTGCTGATCGATACGCTGGGCATCACCCCGGACGGCCTGCCCCGGGCGATGGACATGCTGGCCACCGCTGGCAAGCAGGGCAAGTTCGAGCTGAAAGACATGGCGTCCTATTTCCCGGTGCTGGGGGCGCAGGCGCGGACCATGGGATTGCAGGGCACCGAGGCCATCGCCTCGATGGGGGCCGCGTTGCAGATCGCCATGAAGGGGGCCGGGACACAGGGCGAAGCGGCCAACAACTTCAATAATTTCATGGCAAAAATCCAGTCTCCCGAAGTGTTGAAGAACTTTCGGGAGCGGGGGGTCGACCTGACCAGGGTGATGGCCGACGCCATGGCCAGCGGGCAGAACCCGATGGAAGTGGTGCTGGCAAAGATCGACAGCCTGCTGGGCAGCGATCAGGCCAAGCGCGGGGCGCGGATGGGGGCGCTGTTCGGCGACATGCAGGTGCAAAACTTCTTGCGCCCGATGCTGGCCAACATGCCGGAGTATTACCGGATTAAAGAGGCCGCCCTACAGGCTGCGGGCACGGTCGAGGCTGACTATGCCTCCCGCATGGGCGAAGCCAATGAAAAGATGAACGCCGCCAGCCATGCGGCGCAAAACCTCGCCACTGCGGTGGGGGGCGTGCTGGCCCGCGCGTGGGCGGCGGTGGTCGAACCGGTCACTCCGGTGTTGACCTTCCTCGCCGAGGTGGCCAGCAAAAGCCCGGTCACCACCATGGCAATCCTCGCTCTGGGCAGTGCGCTGGTGCTGTTGCCGCCCGCCTTTACCCTGGTGGCGGTGGCATGGCAGGTGATGTCGGCCAGCATGATGGCCACCGGCATCGGGGCCGCCATTGCCGTGCTGGCCATCGGCGCCGCCCTGATCATCGACAACTGGGCTGCCGTAACCGGGTTCTTTCAGAAATATGGCCGGGTGATTCTGGCTTTCTTTGGTCC